ATATTCACTATATGAAGTTGCTTGAGAGCCTACTTCTAATTGTATGTTAGCATTTTTCATTAATGTTTTTGTTTCTTCAGTAAAGTTTTCACCACTGAATTGAAAAATTACATAAGTTGCATTTGTCGGTACTGTAAATGTTGAATTACTAACAGCACTTGTTTTTGAAGTAGATGTTGCACTTGCATAAAATTTTACATAAGGTGTACTTTGTACTTCACTAGGAATACCACTTAAAGTATATGTTTTACCACCATCTAATTTTAATAATGTATTAGTTCTTATTCTTGATGTATTACTATCATCAGTTTCATTTGGATTATCACTATTATTTCTAATCCATGTCATTGTATCTTTATCAAATAAATTCTTACCTAAATTAATTTCATAACTTTGTCCTTTATATTCTTCGTATTCAGTTGCAGTTGAGCCTTGTTCAATTTGAATACTATCTAATATTTTTTGTATTGGAGTTGTATCATCAGTTATTTTTGAAACCATTATATATACAACTTTTGTATTATTGCCTGTTGTAAATGTATTATCAAAACTTTTGTTTGTTAATGTCTGAGGTACTATAATACTTGAATTAGAAGAATATGCCACAATATATCTATTTGATGTTACACTTTTACTAAATGTATAAGTTGTATTTGGTTTGCATTTGAAATATATTGTTCTAAAATCATTACTACTTGCTAATTCTCCAGATGTTCCATTTATAAATGCATTTAATACCATTGTATCTTTATCAAATAAATTCTTACCTTCAACTTCTATTGTTTGTAATCCTGTTACATTATTTATAGGTTGTGGAAAATCTGGGTTTGGACTTGCTGTTCCTCCTACATAAGGTTCCCAACTTGTAGCATTTGAACCACTTTCTAATTGTGCTTTAATTCCAGTAACATTTACTGCTTGTCCAACAGTTATTGTATGTATCCAAATATATCCTGATACTACGGCAGAATTTAATGTTCTAGTAACTTTTTTTGTACCAGCACCAAAACCTATGTCAGTATAGTTTGAATTATCATGATATAATCTTACAACAAATCCTGTACTAATAGGTTCTTGAATACTTAATGTATAAGTTCCTGCAGGCAAATTCATGCTTGTTCTTTCTGTTATATTTGCCCAAGTGCTTGTTGGTGTTCCACTAAAAGATAATGTACCATTTGAATTATATGTTGAAGTTATACCATTATTTGTTTGTGTATGTGAGCAATCTAACAAATTCTTTCCTGTATATGTTTGTTGGTATGTGTTTCCTTTTAATTCATTTATTTCATAATTTAATGTATTATCATATTCTATTGATAAATCAGATCCAGATACAATTAAACCTGGTTTTTCAGGATAATATGTTTCATTAAATATTTTACATTTTGAATAATCTTTTGGAAAATAAAATTTACTTGTATAATCTTTATCATTTTCCCAACTTTTAGGATAACAATTTTTTAAAATAGTCGAAGAAGTAGATAACATTTCTTCTTTTATTGAAATTTGTTTATCACATACTACTTCTTCATTATTTATTAATATTTTTAATTCTTTACTCATATTCCAGCACCCCAATTATAATCATTTTTAGCCCCACCTGAGAATGTTTTAACTCTATTAACTAATTGACCTAGTGGATCCATTTCCATGTTATTTTCAACATTTACTACCATATTAGGACTATATGTAGAACTCATTGCACCTGATATATTAGGTTGTAAATTAAATACACTATCTATTGTACTTTTAACATCATTTTGCATATCGTCTAGTGCATTTGTATATCCTAATACTGAATATTCACCAAGTTCAAAAAATACTCTACTAGGTGAGTGTATTCCTAGTGCTTTTTTAATAGTGTTTACAGCATTTTTTGCGACATTTTTAGCAGCATTGATTAATGCTCCACCCATACTGCCAATACCATTAATAAGACCTTGTATTAAGTTCTTACCTATATTCATAAATTGTCCTGGTAAATTAGCCCAACAATTGACTATTTTTCTTCCAAGTTCTGGCATTTTTGCAAGAATTTTTGGAATAGATTTCATAATTCCATCTAATAAACCAATCGCCAATTTACCTCCAGCATCTATTAATAAAGGTATACAATCTATTAAAATTGGTATTATTTCTAATATTGCATCAACTATTAAAGGGAGTAGTGTAGGTAATTCCTCAGCTAATGCTTGGATTATTAAAATTGTTGCAGAAATAACACTTTGAATAAGGATTGGAAGTATCTTCACAATTCCTCTTACAGCCTGAACTATACCATCCATTAAAACAGGAATTAATCCAGGTAAAGCAACTACTAAACCATTTAAAAGTCCTATTGCACTATCTATTAATACAGGTAATATTTTTTGCAATAAACCAGGTAACATAGAAACTATTTTATCAATTAGTATTGGTAAAGCACTAACTATTGAATTTAATGCTGTTTCAATTACTGGGAGTAGATTTTCTATGAATGTTGTTGCAGAATTAACAAAATTATCAATTAATTTACTTAAGTCAGCATCTTTATTTGAAAATCCAGTTACTAAATTTTCCCATGCAGATTTTGTCATTCCTAGTGATCCTGATATAGTTTCACTTGCTTCTTTTGCAGTTGTTCCTGTAATACCCATTTGTTCTTGTATTACATGAATAGCACTATATACATCATTTAGATTACTAATATCATATTTAACACCACTAATTTTAGTAGCATCTGATAATAATCTTTCCATCTCGGTTTTTGTACCACCGTACCTTGTATTCAACAGAGTTCGTTATGCTCTGCCCGTTCTCTTATGAACTGCTATATGTCGCCATATAGAGTAGACTATCTCTTCATCTCTTTCGAGAGCCTCGCACTTCCACTCACTTGAGTGTACTTCCTTTCGGAATAGTCGTTACACCTTCCTAAAATTACTTTTTTGAGTTATATTCAAATTTGTAATATCTTGTTTTTCCTCTTTTCCCATATGTTCCTTTTTTTAACATTTGAGAAATATTAGATATATTACAATTAAAATAATTTGCTACATCAGTTATTCTATTAAATTCTAATTTTGTTCCATCAATATTAGTTACAATTATTTTTTCACTTCTTACCCCATAAGTATTAAATCTTGAATTTTGTTCTCCATAAGTAGCCCATCTTAAGTTATCAATAGAATTATTTAATCTATTCCCATCTTTATGGTCTACTGTTGGTTTATTTAATGGATTATCAATAAATGTTTCTGCTATTAATCTATGAAGTGCATATTTTTTACATTTATTGTTTTTCCATAAATCTACAATTTTGTAACCACTATTTTTATTTATAAATGGTTTTATTAATTTACCACTTATATTATTTTTAACTTCCCCTTTTTCATTAATAGAATAATTTTCATTTTGTCTTATTGCTTTCCAACTCATAATATCTCCTCTTTCCTAAATACCACGTATTTATCAATTTTATCATACATAATATTCAGAAAATTGTCAATATTTGTAATTTTAGGCTTGGCTCGGTATTGTCTACAAGAGAGTTCCACCGAATTCACGAGGTTTTACTTGAGCTATTTTGTTAACCCAATTTTAAGTTATCTAACATTGTATAATTTTGTTTTGCGAACCCTTGATAAGCATTCTGTATCATTTCCATAGAAGTACCCATCTTATTAGCATTATCTGACATATCAGTAATAGCCATATCTGCAACATCTGCAGCCTTTTCAGTATCTCCACCTAATGATTGTAACAGACTTGCACTAAATGATGTAACTGTTTCCATATATTGATTAGCACTCATACCTGCAGTTTTATAAGCGTTATTTGCATATTCTTCTACTTTACCGGCACTTGCTTTAAATAATGTTTCTACACCACCAGTTAATTGTTCAAATTCTGCATAGGCTTCTACACTATTTTTTACTAAAGAACCTACGGCAGCACTAGCTCCAATTATTGCTCCAGTTGCTACTGCCATTCCTTTACCAATTCCAGAAGCAAAACCTTTTAATTTTGAACTCGCTTTATTAGTATTTTCATCTAAATCTTTAGTATCTCCTTTAAATTTTACTAAAACTTCTGTATTCATTTTATTCCTCCTTTCTTATAAAAATAAAAGGTAGGTTTATCCACCTACCTTAAAGGATTTTATGCTGATGTTACTTCAGTTGCTTTTCCTATTAATTGCATTTCAAATGAGAACTCACTCTCATCTTCTGCTGATCCTCCTAAATCACTAACACTTAATGATACAACAGCTTGATAAGTAGTATATTCTAAAACACCATTTGATACTCCACTTAATAAATCAAATTTTATTCCTACATTTGTAAATTGTGAAATTTCACCATCACCTATTAATGTATGAACTTTATCAAGTATTGCTATATCTCCAGTATTATTTACATCAATTTTTAATGTTCCTGTTAATGTAACAGAAGCTCCTGTAATAACTTTTCTTTGTAAAGCATCACAGAAAACATAAAAATCTTTACTTTCTAATTCAGTAGAAACTTGTACTTCACTTGTTGTACAAATTGGTGTATATACTGGATTTTCAGTTGTTCCTGTGTTTATTGATAAATTTTTAATTAATTCTCTATTATTTATAAACCAGTTATTCATAGTTATCTCCTTTCTTAAGAAATTCTATTTATAATACATTGTAATGTCATTGTATAAGATATTCTTCTTATATCACTCCATTCCAATGTTCTTGGATTACTAAATTGTTTTATTAATATTTGCCATTTTTGAGTTTCTTTATTTTTATTTTCATCTTCAATAGTCCAATCAAAATATATATTATTTCCTATTAAATTGCCTATATCTACACTCACATTTTTTGATATTTGTATATTAGTTCCAAATATATCTACATTATAATAGTTATATATTGGATTTGCTTCAAAAAAGACAACCTTTTGACCTGCTTCTTCTTGAACTACAATAACATTCTTATCTTTATCATAAGTATTATATTCAGCTCTAATAATAAAGCCATCTATAATACTTCTTAAATAATCTATTAATACTAAATTTTTATTTTTAATATCTTGTTCTGTCATTTGATTTCCTCCATTGCTCTTATAATAGCATTTACAAGAAAAATATTTCCTTTTTGTCTGAATGCATTATAATACCATTTAGGCATTGTTTCAGAATTTGTCCAATTTACATTAGTCATATCCCAAACATATTTTGCATAATCTACACCTGCAAGTAAATTATATTCTTTATTACCACCAGTTATTGCTGAAGCGGTTTCAGTTCTTTCTAATTTACCTGATAAATATGGATAACCATGACTACTTTTTACATATTCTCTTGTTATTGTTGCAGTATTATATACTACTCTATCTTCAAATTTATTTATTTTGTCTTTAGGTATGCCTTTAATTATTTCTACTTCTATCATTTAACTGCTAGTATGATATTTGCAACTTTATTCCAAATCCAATCATCTTGTACTTTTAATATGGAATATGTATGATTAGATATAATAAGTTCATCTCCTTCTCTTACATCAATACCTGCTTTACATATAAAATAACCTGTTGCTTCTGGTACTGTATATGTTCCAAACTTTACTGTTTGGTCTACATTATAAGGACAAACTTTAATATTTACTTGTTTTTTGTCTTGATCATCATAATAAACATCTTCATCAGTATCTCTATTATTTTGTACCAAAACAGCTTTAAAACCATTTACATTAAACATATTAATCTCCAAATGATAAATTCATACCCATATTATAATTAATTGGATTTCCTCTATATAAATAACCTGCATTTCCTAAAATTCTAAGTGCGTGTTTTGAAATATCACTTATTAAATCACTTTCCATTGCACCTGCTTTTATTGAACCTCGATTATCTAAACATGGAATATCATATTCTAATATAAATCTTAATTGTTCCATACTGGCATTTTTAATAGCCACAGGGCAAGTATTTTCATTCCAATTAGAATTTCTATACTTAACCCCCACTTGACTATATATCATTTCACTTGCAATCTCAATTTGCCATTCAGCAACTTCTTGATTGTATTTATTTTGAAATTCTTCTGTTGTAAAGAAAGTCATAATAAGACCTCCTTTCTAATTATTCTGCTGTTAATCTAATAATTGCATCTTGTTCAACTATTTCAGCACCAAATAAAATATTGCTTTCAATTACATAATATCCAGGGAAACCAGGATAGTTACCATTATAAGCAACCATACTATCGAAGAAACTATCTCCAACGATTGCTAGGTTATTGAAGAAATATCCTTTAGCTGTTCCAATAACTGTGTCATTAACTGGGAATATTTCAATTCCATATGCTTCATTAACAACACCCATATCTACACCTTTAACTCCTACTTCAGTTTCAAATTTAAGAATTGAAGTTAATGCTGAAATTAATTTAGCATTTTCAGTTGCAGATAAAGCTAATCTATATCCTTCATAAACATTTTTATTGAATAAAGTTGCTTTTAAGTTATTTAAAGCATCAATATATTCTTCTTTAGTTGCTGGGTTCCAAACAGATGTTGCAGTTACACCAGTTGCTAATTTACCAAATCCATAAGTATCAATTGCTTTTGCTACTGCTTGGTCTTTTTTATCCATAGCATCTTCTAAAGTATTAACAAAATTAGAACCTGCTACTAATACTGGTATTCTAATAGAATAATCCATAGGTAATTCAGTTAAATCAACTTTAACACTTGAATATCCTTGTAAAGCTGGAGTTAATGCTGTTGCTATTTCTTTTGTTTGTCTTACATTAACTGATGTATCACTTGATTGTAATACTTCTATCATTGGAGTTCCAGCATTTCTTAATTCTCCAATGTAGTTAGGATTTAACATTTTGTAGAAAGATGATCTATATAGTAAACTATCATAAATTCTCTTTGCTACACTTTGTAAATCTAAATTAACTTCTGTATAATTCATATTTTATCTCTCCTTCTTATTTAATAATTAAATCTTTAAGACTTGTTTTTCTTGTTATTTTTATTTCTTCTTTTGGTTTGTTTGTAGAATTAAAATTTGCTTCATTTGGTACATTTATCTTAGCTTCAGGTTCTGGGAAGTATGTTGCCTTATACTTTTCTTTAATCATTGAAATTGCTTTTGCATCATCTTCTTCATCTTTAAATAATGAATTTCTTAATGCAGATATTTCATCTAAATTTTCTTTTTTGAAGCCTTGACTAACCATTTCAACTTGTAATTTTAATCCTTTAGTAGAATTAGTTAATTCTGTATTTCGTGTTTCAATATCATTGTAAGATTTTTCAAGCTTATTATATTTTTCTTCTAATTCAGTATAAGATGCAGTGTTTTCTTTTAAAGCTTCTTTTCTTGCATTTTCAACTTCTTCACTTAATACATAACCTTTCCTAATATCTTTTTCAAGTTTTTCGATGTTAATATCATCATTGGATACTTGAATATCCTTGTTTGTGATATACTTTGATATATCCATT